CCGTATTTATTACCGTTGGTACTCCGGCGGTCAAAACGGTGTCTGTTGTGTTATTTGTTACCGTTGTTACTGTTCCGCTAACTGAATTTAATAAACCTTGATTTGCAAAAATATCATAATTCAAAGTTGAAGTTTGTGAATAATCCGGAAGCAATACAACCGGAATTTCCGGCAAAAATACTTTTCCGGTTGTTAATCCTAAATTAATAAAAGCGTTTGAAGAAATCGTTCCAAATCCGGTTGTTGAAGCGGTGTTTATATCAATTCCATTTTGCGTTTGTTGTGGGTGAACAATACAACCGTTAATGTTAACCGCACCAAATGAAGCAACATTGTTTGCTTTTAATTCAATCATTGAAACTGTTGCCCAACCTCCAGGAGTTGGAATTGTTGTTTCGTCAAACCATCGAATCAATTCGCAAGAACTTAATTGTATTTTGGAAGTATCTTCAAATCTCAATCCAAAGTTTGTTGCTTTAATATAAAAGAATAAACAGTTGTTTATATCAACTAGGTCATACCCTTTAACATCAATAACATCATAAGTTCCGCGAAATTGACAATTAAATATTGTTAATACTTTCAATCTTCCGGCATTAAATGAACCGGCATTTATATTTGTAGCATCTAAAATTGAAGTGTTTATATTATTACTTGAAAAACGAACTTGATTAATTCCAAAATTAACATCCGTAACCGTTAAAAGCGCACCGCTGCCATTCCATATTAAATGGTCCGTGTTTCTATCATTACCAACTATTTCAACACCTTCAACATTACAAACAAGATTGCTATTCATTGTAACTTCACCGCGTACAAAATAAATCGTATTTGCTGCAAGTGTTATTGTTCCGGCAACCGCAGTTCCAAAATCTGATTCTTGTGATACCTCAACCCAATTTGAAGAATTGATTGTTGGAGTAAATACAATATTTGAATTATAGGCAACAACACCATCGGAATCTTGCCAAGTTGCAGTTCTTTTTGTTCCCGTTGATATATCAGCAACATCAAAAGCAATTTGTTTTGTGTTATCAATCGCGTTATAAACGGCAAATTGATTATCATTTAACAGTATTTGCGCATCGTTTATTTTTCGCCAAGAACCCGCTTCAGATAAATATAACCCCGAAGCCTTATAATTTAATAAAAATCGTGAACCGGTAGGGTTTAAAACCATCCAAAACTCACCGGGAACGGTGTTTGCCGCCGGTAAATCAGCGTAAACAGAAACTTCACCTTTCCAACCGGTGAACGCTGCTTGTTGTCCTCTATCTAAGTGTATAACCGGTAATGACATAATTATTTAAGTATTAAAGGAAATTCAACAGTTCCGGTTGTGTTTGTTCTTGCATCATAATTGATTCTAATATACAACCAATCCAGGTGAATATCATCAAACGCTTGACCAATAACCGCATCTTCAGTTTGCAAATCATAAGGAAAGAAATCAATATTATTATTTGAAACCTCAATCGTGTATGTTGGTATATCATCTAATCCGGCCACAATTGGCGCAATACTCCAACCGTATTTGTAGCAAATAGCTTGTGAAATACTTGCTTCGGTTACACTCGCATCGTGCGAAGTGCCATCAGCAAATTGAAAAGTTAGTTTAATTGGGTTACTCATATCGCTGAATTAAAATGTTTTCTTCTACCTTCAAAGGTAGGATAAACGGTTGAATTATCTGAAATATATTGTTGAATACTTCGGTAACTTTCTATTGAACGGTTATATTTGTCGTAAGTTCCGAAAGTTTCAGCCAGGACCATATTTGAATTTTCAGAATCACCGCGAACAATACCAACTGAAGTTGATTTGTTTAGGTTGTAACGGTGCCATTCAAAGTAAACAAATGACATTAACAAATCTTTCATTCCTTTGCTTCTTTGCGGTCCACAAAGAACGTGGTCAAAACAAAACGGTTCAAATATATCAATATAAATTTGTGTTTGTGGAACTTGCGGAGTTGAAGCGGTTAAATCGGCATTGAATAAAGTGTATAATTCGCAACCAAGTAAATCTTGCAAAGTATTTTTTTCAACATCTTCAATCATTGTTTCAAGTTCACAATCCGCTTGAAGCGTTAAGGCTATGTTATAAATTGGATTTTCTGTAAAATCAGAAGGTTGTAAAATTGCCATTGTTATTTGAATATGTTTTTTATAAAATCAATTATTTTTTTGAATCTTTTTTTTTTCCTTTTTTCTTTGCATCTTTTGGAAGTTTTGCTTTTCCGCTATCAATCCAAACTTTCAAATTTTCTTCCGGAATATCAATTTCAGTTCCTTTTGCGCCAAGTGTTCTATGGTCTTGTGTAAGTATTATTTTCATAACCGTTGTGTTTTACCTACAAAAGCGCACCCCCCGAAGGAAGTGCGCGATTATAAACTTAATTAACTATTAAGGTTTTGTGATTGCAGTAATTGCCGCAGTCAAATCAGCGATGTGCATAAATGCGTTTGCATCTACGTTTCGAACTCTGAAGTTTAAACGCTCGTAAGCTTTAACAGTTACCAACTCTTTTTCAAAGTTTTCTCTGTTTTCAAAAGCTAATTCAACCGTTGCACCTCTTCTTTGGAAAATTGTTCCTTTTGACGAATCAAAAACATACGCCTCATTTGCTGGTATCAATTGGTTTGCAATTACTCGCATTGCACCGATATTAACACCATCGGAAGTTATCCAATTTGGTACAATATAGTTACCATCCGCATCTTTGATAAGTTGCATTAAACAAGCATCAACCGGGTTTAATAAAACCGTGTTTGCCATAAACTTGTTGTTTTGTCCGAAATCGGATATTTGACAACCGGCAACTTTGATTAAATCAATTAATGTAGCATCTTGAACAGAAGCCGCGTAACTTCCAGCCGCAAATGTTGAAGCAACCGCATCAACTGAATTAAGTTCCGGATAAACACCGCTACCTAATAATAGTTGTTGGTCAACTTTTAAAGCAACATCAGTTGAAACAAGATTTCTGATTTCTCCCTCCACGTACGGCAGGTCTGACATCATGTCTACGCACACGTCCACAAAGTCGCGCACCTTGCTGATTTGCAGCGTTCTAACTTGCCAAGTGATTTTTGAAGTGTGAGTTGAATCTGCACATCCAGCAACATTTTTTGCATCTCTTACAATTGTTTCTTGGTCATTGTATTTCAAGTATTCAGTTGAAATTGCTTGAACCGGGAACAAAGATTTCATTAACGCTTGACGTGTTGCAATTTGACCAACACCGCTTTCAACAGTTGCATAATCAGTTGCAGAAGTTAAATCAGAAGAATCTTGACTTGCTTTGATTTCTAATTTTACAGTTCCAGCACCATTTTTAAGAACATCTTTCAGATTTCCTTCGTTTTCTTTCAATCCTTTAAGAACCGCCATTGTAAAAGAAACACCTTCTTTTGCAGTTTGCGTTTCAACTTGCTCAACTAATTTAGCCATTTCTTTTCCTTGCGCTTTTAAAGTTGATTTCATTGTTTCAAATTCTGAATCTTTAAGTTTTGCAACTTCTGCTTTTAATGCAGTCAATTCTTCGTTTGAAGCTTTTTCAGAAATTGATTTGTTCAATTCCGCTTCTTTTTCTTCTCTGTGCTTTTCTAAAGCCGTGTGATAGTCATTTATTTCGACCTCGTTCATTTTGCTGATTTCTTCAGCCGTTTTTTTTGTAAACATTTTTGTTTATTTTTTAAATTAATAAATTGTTTCGTAAATTATTGTTTGTTTTTTGAGTGGATTGCTCCGGCTCGTTTTGAGTGGATTGCTCCGGCTCAATATCTTTTGCCTCAATTGTTGGTGTTAGTTCGTTACTACCTTGTAAAACCGCACTAATTTCAACCAATTTAGCCTCTTTAACCGCGTAAAAATAGCCAAGTTCTTCAGCCTTTTCGCGATTTCCTATATTTTCAATGTTATCATTCCAAACTTTAAATTCTTCTTTGTGGTCCTTATCATTCACCGCAAAATCTATTTTAACGTAATACATACCAACGGAATGTTGGTCAATATTTCCATCTTTGTATTCCTGGAAAATTAAATTGTTATAATCTTTTCTAATATCTGAATCCATCATTAAAGCCGTTGTTGTTCCGGCTTTCTTAATTCCTAAATCGGACCAAGCAACCTTTTCTTCATAAATCTTTGAAGGAATACCAACTTTAGCGGTTATCTTTTGCTCATGGTCGTGTAAGTGCCAAATTTTATTTTGCCTTTCTGAAATAGATTTTCCAAATGTACCATCCAAATGAACATCACCGTGAGAATCTAACCAATTATAAGTGTTACCGATAACCGTTCTTTTAATTACGTTGTCGGTGTCGTGTTCTTTTGACGTGCTTAATGCCTTTAATGTTGAAGAAATTTCCGCTTCAGTTGTTGTTGGAGCGGTATGTTTAACAACCGCTTTTTTAAATTCAATTATTTCTTTGTTGTGTTTAACAAGATAATCAATTTCTTCTTTTTTGGTTGCAAATGTTTTACCGGTTATTTTCATTTTTTAATCAGTTTATTTTCATTCAAAGATTTAAACTTTGATTTTTTCAACTTTTCAATTTCTTCTTTAGTCAATTTCTTGTGTTTCATTTCCAACAATTTCTTTTGCTTCATCTTCGGTTAAATTCAATGAACGAATCAAAGAATAAACTTTTTGTTCGTTTGAAATTTGCGCCTCTAATATAGTAATAATTATTTTGCTCACTTTTTCTTGTTTCGCGGCTCTTTTATCTTCATCCTCGTGAAGTACCGGAATAGATGAAAGATTTTGCCTAATTTCATACGTTGTATTATCTCTTTCATTCCAGGCCGGAAGTAACCATTCGTTTAGACTTTGAATATCTTTTTGATTTACCGGAATAACCGCGTTTGTAAACATTGATTTTTCCGCTTCTTTTCGGTTGTTATAAGTCTTATTTGCCGGGTCATTGAATAAAGACGAATCAACACCGTAAAGATTGCATAAATCTCTTAGCTTCATAACCGCGCTTTCAATTATCTTTAATTGTGTTGCATCCATACCCATTTGAATGAAATCAACATTCGCTGAAGTGGCAATTGCTTTTCCAAATTTACTTGCGCCCATCATTCTATTATCAGCCGCTTGTTGAATTTGATTTCTTTCTTCTGGTGTTTGTGCGCGTTCTGAACGTGAAGTGATTAAACCTCTTATTCCTTGATTTCGGACCAAAACAGATTGCGCGGTTTTGTTATCATTTGAAGCAACTAAAGAAAGCAATCCAGCTTGTAAAGGTGAAAGGCCCAAACAAGAACTCATTCCATAATCTGAAGGATTATAAAATTTAACGTGGTTCATATCTTCAACCGGCACGATTAATTTATTCTTTCCTAACTCTAATTTGTATTGTTTCGGAATATAATTGAAATCTTCAATCTTGCAATCAATAGTTAAAATATTATTGTTAACCATTATTATTTCCTGGAATGCATCACCGAAGCCGGGAGTTTTTCGGCCACGTCTGAAAGTGTTTCCTTTCGTTAATAGATTTGTAATTGATTGCTCTACAAAATCGTGAATGTTCTGTTGGTCGTTTGGTCTTTTTGTTACTATTTGATACAAATCGCCTTCAGTAACTTGCACCCATTCATCACCATCTTTGCGCCAAAGTTCACGCGGAATATGTTTTGCATTGTCGGCAATCTTTTTGACTATTGCATAAACATCACCGTTGTTGATATAAGCCTTATCAATAACGCCTTCAGTCTTTCCAATATCGAAATTTGAACCTATTTGATAAACGGCAACTTCCGGCCTTTCCGTTGCATCTTGAAACCAATTTGAGAAAATACCCATTCGTGAAAAATCTTTTTACAAAGTTAAACAAATTTTTTAATTGTTAATCAACATAAAAATGACGTTGATTTGACATTTCAATAACTCCGGTTAACGCATCCGCTGAATCATCATTTTTATTCGCTTTAAATAGCTTTTTATACAATCTTACGTGGTTGAAAAACTCCGGATATTTAATGTGCCAATCTTCCGGAAATACTAATCTTCTGTTTACTGTTGCGCTATTGGTGTAAATTCTTGATTCTTTGTTGTGCGTTTGGCTAAATACGTTTATTGTGCAAGTGTTTATTACCGCGCGTGTTATTGCTTCGGCCCATAATCGTGTACCTGGTGAACGTTCAATGTCTGAAATTCCAATGTTATCTTTAATAAGCAAATCAATCATTGCGCTTTCTGTAAATTCAACACCTTTTTGAGTGTATAATATATCGATTACATAAATATTTGAATCTTCAGCATCCGTTGGAATAGCATAATTAATTGAACATAAATAATCTGTTCCACTATCAGCAGAATCAGTATAATTTTTTCTTTCTCTAATTTCCGGCAATCGCAAATAAGTTTTAAAAGGATAATATAATAAACCTTCTTGTGATGTTGGGTTTCCTTGATTCATACATTCAAATTTTTCCGGGTCAAGCGTTCGGTCTTTAATTAGTTTTTTCAACGCGTGTTTTTCCGGATAAAGTGCTTCGCCTTCGTTTCTTTTGTCAAGTGATGTTGGCGGTCCGGTTTTAATTGCTTCAAAATTTATCTTTATCCAGCCATCAAAATCTTCATCAAGATTGTGGATTTCGTCAATAGATTTAATTGTTATAACTTCTTCTTTTTTTTCAATCATTCCAATCAAATCGTCTTCGTGCCAACGTGTAAAGACAATCAATTGTTGGCTATCATTGTGCAATCTTTTTGTAACTACTGAAGAATACCAATCCCAAACGGCATTTCGTATCACCGGTGAATTACCTTCCATTGCATCCTTATACAAATCATCCATTATCATCACATCAACCGCGTTTCCGGTTAGCGGTCCGCCTCTACCAACGGCCTTCAACGAACCTAAAGAATCAACAATTTCAAATTCTTCTGAATTTCTTAAATAGTTAGTTGATATTGTTACAACATTTGATTCATTTAATACTGTTCCAGGAAATATAGAATAATAATCTTTTTTGTCAATTAATCTTTGTATCTGTCTATTGAATTTTTTAGCAAATGTTGAAGAATACGAACCAACGGCAATTTTTGTATCCGGATTTCTTCCAAGAATAAAGGCCGGTAATTGAATTGTTGAACCGGTAGATTTGCCGTGTTGCGGAGGTATTGTGATAATTAAGTTTTTAATTTTCTTGTATGCAAATAAATTTAATACTTCATAATATGCCTTATGAAATTCGGTTGCTTCAAACTCCAACATTGTTTGTTCGGTGAAATCTAATAAATGAAGCCTTGATAATTCAATTAATGCTCTATCATAATCAACCATCTTTGCGATTGTTTTTAATATCTCTTAAAGTTTCAATGCTTAGTTTGGAATAATCAACTTCGTTTTTAATAACAACATCGGATTTTCCTTGTTCGTTGTCTTTTTCATAAAAGCCGATATGTCGCGCAATCATTTCCATTGCTTTTTGTTTGTCAATGAATTTCACTTCAATTTGAATTTCTTCTTCGTCTGTTCCTGGAATCCTTCTTGTAACTCTTTTGAATCCGGTTATTAATCTTCTTATTTCGGGCGCAAGTTCTTTTATCTGTTTTGCAGTAAGCAACATCAATTCAGTATAATCACCTTCGGCCCAATTTTTAAGTTCTTTTAAAACACCATCAGAATCAATTTCAATACGCTTTGCACGTTGTTCTTTTAGTTCTGCAATTTTTATTTGAATGTTAGGTTTTGTTAGGTTTTCACATC